GCCTGAGTACGGCCGCGACGTTATCCAACACAACGCCGACCGCGAGGAACGCACTCCGGAGCAAAACAAAATACTGGACAGCACCGCCACCAAGGCGCTGCACACTGGCGCCGCCGGCCTGCAGTCCGGACTGACCAGCCGCGCCCGACCCTGGTTCAAGCTGACTACACCCGACCCGATGCTGAACGATGTTCACGCCGTCAAAGAGTGGCTGCATGAAGTCGACCGCGTGCTGCTTTGGGTCTTCGCCAGGTCCAACTTCTACAACAGCGTGCATCAGATCTACTATGAACTGATGGGTTTCGGCACCGGCTGCATGTTCTTACATGAAGACATGAGTAAGGTGCTGCGCTGCCGCACCTACACCATCGGTGAATACCGGCTGGCTATGAATGACAAGCTGGAAGTCGACAGCATCTACCGGACCATCTACATGACCGCCGGCCAAATGGTCAGCGAGTTTGGCAAAGACAACGTCAGCAACCGCGTCCTGGCTGCTTACGACCGTGGCGGCGTCCAAGAGAAGTTCGAGGTGCATCACGCGGTCGAACCGAACGATGACCGGTTCGACATCGCAGCGCCCCGACGTTACCCCTGGCGAAGCATTCATTGGGAAATGGGCAGCACAAAAACGCGCAGCAGCCGCAGCGAAGACCCTAAGATTCTGCGCGCATCGGGCTATTACACGTTTCCCGCTGTCGCGCCGCGATGGAACGTCGTAAGCCGTAACGTCTACGGCAACGGGCCGCTGCACTCCAACATGCCCGACATCAAGATGCTGATGAAAATGCGCGAAGAGTTTATGATCGCGTTGGCGAAGCATAACAACCCGCCGGTGAAAGCGCCGGCCAACATGAAAGACATCGGCATCAACACCATGCCTGGTGGCGTGAACTACGTTGACGAAATGAGTCAGGACGCGTTGAGCAGCCTGTATATGCCGGCGCCCGACCTCAACGCTATGGCGGTCGAGATCGAAAAGACCCGTGAAGACATCCGCCAGGGTCTGTTCAGCAACCTGTTTCTGATGTTGGCCAACAACACTAACCCGAACATGACCGCAACCGAAGTGGTCAAGCGTGAGGAAGAGAAGCTGACGATGTTGGGGCCGATGATTGGTCGGTTCCACCAAGAAGCACTCGGACCGATCATCGACCGGACCTTCGACCTGGCGCTGCGCGCCGGCATGATACCGGACCCACCACCGGAATTGGAAGGTATCGATCTGCAGGTTGAGTACATTTCGATTCTCGCCCAGGCGCAAAAGATGGTCGGCGTGACCAGCCTGGAGCAGTTCACGTTGTCAATCGGCCAGCTTATGCAACTGCAGCCGACCGTCGCTGACAAGGTCGAGTGGGATCAACTGGTTGACGAGTTTGGCGAAGCACTGGGTGTGCCGCCGACCGTTGTCCGCAGCGACGAAGAGGCGTTGGAAGCACGCGAGGCACGCTTCGCGCAGCAGCAGGCCATGCAGCAGATGGCGATGGCCGAACAGGCGGCGAACACCGCGAAGACAGCCAGCGAGACTGAACTGAACGGCGCCAGCGTACTGGATCAAATGCTCGGATGACGGACTTAGAACGTAAACGAAGAGAGCGGAACGAGGCTAAATCTTTGCTCGAAAACAAAGCATCTGCACGATTTCTGATGCAACTGTTTGACAAGACGGGGGTTTTCAGCGAATGTTTCACCTCAGACGTAAGAAGTACCAGTTTTAAGCTGGGACGAAGATCGGTAGGTTTGGAAATCTACCAAAAACTGAAACTCGAATACCCCGAACTGCTGATGGAAGTTGAGCGGAACTGGGTGAAGGAAAACAGATATGAGTGATGCAGCAGTAGCCGAACCTACGACCGAGGCCGCGCCGGCCAGCGGTAATGCTGACACCGTATTAGCCAGTACTCCCGCTGGCTCGGAAGGGTCCGACGGCGACGCAGCGACAGACGCTGCAGGTGCGGACCAGGGACAAAACACTTTGCTCGGCACCGACGGCAACGCGGAAGGACCGCAAGCCGACGGTGAGGGTGGCGATGGGGCATCGGAAGAGAAGGACTCGACCGATGACAACAGCGCCGACGGGAACGATGACGTCCCGCAGTATGAAGACTTCACTGCCTATAAGGGTGTTGAGATCGATCCTGCTGCGTTGGAGGTTGCCGTACCCGTTTTCCAACAGCTTGGGCTGGACCAGGAACAGGCTCAACAGCTAGTCAATCTGCAAAGCGAAATCACCGCAGCGCAGATGGCCAGCTACGACGCCGAAGTTGCTGCTGCAGTTCAAGACTTTCGGAAAGAACCGGACTCTGCAGAGACTTTGGCCTTTGCGCAGCGCGCATTGGACCAGGCGGGGTTGACCCCTGAAGAGCGGGCCTATTTCAACGGCCCTGGGATGGGGAACAACATCGCGCTGGTAAAACTGCTCGGCAAGTTCGGTAAGTTGTTGCGGGAAGACACGCCGCTTGACGGCAACACTCCCGCAGAACCAAAGAGCGTAGAGCGCCTGCTCTACGATCACCCCAAGTCCACCTTTGGTAAACAATGAGGTAAGGAAGTATGGCCACCGTAGGCACAAACAACCTGACCCTGATGGACGTCGCACGTCGTACCGACCCTGACGGGAAGGTGCCGGCAATCGTTGAGCTTCTTGAAGAAACCAACGAAATGCTGGATGACATGTCGTGGATTGAAGCCAATGACGGTTCCAATCACGTCACGACCGTTCGCACGGGTCTGCCGACTAATACCTGGCGCAAGTTGTATAAGGGTATTGCTCAGACAAAGTCAACGACCAAACAGGTCAGCGACTCAACCGGTATGCTGGAATCTCTCGCGATTACAGACACCCTGGTGATCGACAACGCTCCGGACCCCGCAGGGATGCGCCTGTCGGAAGAGTTTCCGTTCTTGGAAAGTCTCTCGCAGGATATCCAGAATACGCTGATCTATGGCGATGTTCTGACTAATCCGGACCGTTTCACCGGTCTGACAGAGCGTTACAACTACTACTTCAGTGGTTCGGGCGATGACACTCTGTCAAGCTACAACGTCTTCGACGCAACCGACACCAACAGTGGTGGCGACAATACGTCCATTTGGTTGGTCGGTTGGGGTCCGCGCGCTGTTCACGGCCTGTACCCGCAGGGTTCCAAGGCTGGTATCGACGCCGAAGATTGGGGTCGTGACCTGGTGCAAGATGCAAACAACGACTACTTCCCTGCGTATCGCACGCAGTACAAGTGGCACGCTGGTTTGACGGTGCGCGATTGGCGCGCAGCAGGTCGTATCTGTAACATCGACCTGAGTAACCTGGAAGCGAACGGCGCTACTGCTGCCGGCCTCATCAACTTGATGATTCGCTTGTCGGAGCGTTGCCATCTGAACGGCACACGGCCGGCCTGGTATATGCATGAACGTGTTCGCACATTCCTGCGTATTCAGATGCTCGAAAACAACAACACCAACGTGACTTTCGAGACTGTCGAAGGTAAGAAGGTGATGATGTTCGACGGCATTCCGGTCCGCCAGTGCGATCAGATCAGCACCGCTGAAACCGCAGTCGTTGTCCAGCCGTAAGGTTGGGCGACATAACGGAGGATTGATACAATGATTATCGATTCATTGCTAGAGTTCGCGGACAGCCAGGACATCGGTAGCCTTACCGCTGCCGGCGACGCAGACGCTAACGCGTCTACGAACGTCCTGGACCTGGGCGCTGCTGGTGACGCATACGACGAACTGTATCTGCACATTCTCATCGATGGTGAGGCTGTTGCTGGTACGTCTTCGACTGTGCAGTTCTACCTGCAGGCGTCTGCGACAACCACGTTTAACGCCACGTTTGCCACGGGTGCCATTTGGAACTCTGACGCAATCGCGGAAGCTACGTTGGTTGACGGATACAAAGTGGCTACGGTTCGCCTGCCGAAACCGGACGTCGCTCTGCGCTACCTGCGCCTGGCCTACGATGTTGGCACTGCTAACCTCACGGCCGGTATGGTCAGCGCATTCCTGTCGCCGTCGCTTGATACCAATACGTAAGGAGTCTGATGTATGATTATCGTTTGCGCAAAACGAACATACTTCACCCCGACGCCACCCGTCCGTAAGGACGGCCACTGGGTTGAGCCGGCTAACTACGTGAAGCCGCGCATCTATGAACCTGGTGAGCAGGTCGAGTGGAAAGGCAAAGAAGTGCCGAAGTTCTTTATCAAGGCGCCGGTCCAACCGGAACCGCCGAAGAAAAAGACAACGCGCAAGAAGCCTGCCCCGAAGCCTGCAGTGGAAGCAGGGGACGATATCCTGACGGATGACTAAGGCTGTCGGGGCGGGGTAACTCCCGCCCCGATGCCCTTTTCATAGCGAGGTGGCCAGTGGCGCTACGAAGTCCTTTTAAGTCGTGGAAACGCACGGTTGCCGGCCGTTGGGTGGCTGTTACGCCCGATGACAACACCGACATCCCAGGTAATTCTGTACCTGTCGCGTTGCAGATCGGCACCGCCGGCAACGTCGTTGTCCAGCAGGGTGATGCTACCGATCTGACTATTTACGGCCTGCAGGCTGGTCAGATCATTCCAGGCGCGTTTACGCGTGTGAAGTCTACCGGCACGACTGCCGGCCAAATAAGGGCGATCTACTGATGACGCACTTCGCTCTAAGTTTTAAACTGGTGTCTGCACCGCTCACACTGAGCGCCATTCTCGAAACCTTCCGCCTGACCCTGGAAGACGGCAGCGGACATTTGCTTCTTGAAGACGGCAGCTACCTGCTACTTGAGAATGCACCCTAATGGCCAAACCAAGAGAACGGGAAAGGGACGTAGACCCTGGCCGGCGTACTGAGCGCGTACCGTATCGCCGCCTACAAGAGGTCACCCTTGGTGACAGCCCCAGTGTTGACGCCTTTGGTCGACTGCGCATTGCAGACCCTTACACCCTGTTTGACTCCAAACAGATATTTGACAACCAGCCGCTGTTGTGGGACGAATCCCTTGAGAGCGGTGGCGGCATTTCATCGGCGCACTCGACCGATACAGCATCTACTGTCATCACCTCGACGGTATCGACCGCTGGCAAGTTTACCCGTCAAACATTCATGCGGTTTAATTACCAGCCAGGGAAGTCGCAACTAATCAACATGACCGGCATCCTTGTGCGTGATACCAGCGGCACAGGAGTTGCGCGGCGTATCGGGTACTTTGACGATAACAACGGCCTGTTTTTTGAAGAGAGCGAGGGTGTGGTTGGTGTTGTCAGGCGCACATATGTCACTGGGTCAGCGGTTGATAACAGAGTTGCGCAGTCGAGTTGGAACCTTGACACGATGGACGGCAACGGTCCAAGCGGCGTCACTATTGATTGGTCGCTGACGCAGATTTTTGTTATAGATTTCGAGTGGCTTGGCGTCAAACAGGGTG